AATCAGTAGTACGTGACGGACCGCTATTCCAATTATTCAGAGCGGTTTCTAAACTTCTATTACCTGGTCCTAATCTATCACTACCTGCAATAAATGTCATATGTCTGTAACCTCTATCATATAACCAACATGCAGCTTGCCATGGATCTCTTACATATTCTGTTACCATAAAATTAGAATAATCAGGATGTATTTTTTTAATAAATTCAGTTTTAACTTCATAATCTAATGGATCACTTTTTGGATCATGTTTGTTACTTGCAAATATATAAGCATGTTCTTTTCCAAGTTCTACAGTTTGTTGTATAACTTTTTTATGTCCAACTGTAGGAGGATTCATTCTACCAAAACAAAAAGTTGCCATTGACATATTACTTTTTGTTTCAATTTCTTCAACCGACACTTTGTATTTAGAAAAGTTGGCGCGGCTAAATTCTAATCTATTAATAATTTTTAACTTAGTGTTACCCGCGCCTGTAACGTAACCTTCGTGACTTATAATACTATTTATTATAGGATGCACTGCACTGTGAACTTGTTGTTGATCAATTTGCTGTTTTATATCTAATTTAAGTTTAGATATTGCACTCCAAATTTCCCACAGTCCTATTAATCCTTTATAAATGTCTATGTGAAATCTTCCGGCTGGGGTACATAGTTTTTCTGTAACAGATTTAGTAAATCTTGGAGTAGCAAATTTGATAAATCTATTAACAATATTTGTTTCTAAATCTTCAGATTCGATCATACTTGTAATAAACGGGCCTATTGCGTTAAGTACACATTTACATTTAGTTGTAGTTATTTTGCTGATAGCCACGTCTACAGCGTTGCTGTGTGTTGCAATAGCTTGTTGTGCATTTAATAATAGTGTGCTGTTTATTACAATACTTGGCTTGTTAGTCATTTCAGTTGCAATAAACGTAATGTCTTTACATTCTGAAAACCCGTTAAATCCAGTAATTGGTTCGTCTTCTGCTGTTAAACCGGGAAAGAATGTATGCACTGCAATGCCGCCAACACTATTAGCAATTACGTTCCCTAACTCACTATGGTGTTTAACTCTATATTCGACAGTATTAGGTTTAAAGACAAATGAATTGTTAATACTAGCCGGAAGTCCTGCCCATAGCAAGTCGCCCATATAATACGTATTAGTTACGTTTGGAATAATTTTTTCTAATGCAGGACGTAGGATGTCTTCTTTGTCCCATAGATCACTACGATTAGCGTTGCGAGTAGCATCATAATCTCTAATGGTAGTAAAGTTGAGTTTGCCAGCGGCAATTTGTTTGAACATGTGTTTGTCAACAAACACTAATGTGCCATTATTATCTCGTCCAAAAACTATTGCAGGAAAGCCATCCCATTTAATAGTTAATGTATTAGTGTTATAAGAAAGACTAGTTAATTCATTAACTGCTCGTTGGGCACCTTTAGATCCCTCACTAATGATAAGATCTTCAGGGTGTGCAATTCCTGCCATATTGTTACCTATATAATAATGTTAAGTGTGATCGTATTGTCCGTCTTCCATATCTTTAGATATTTGATCAAAAAGTTTTTTGCATACATCTCTCCAAACTTTAGTATCAAGAGTTGACGGTAATTCACGAATTGGATATTTCTTAATATACTGTTTATAACCTTTTGCTACTGCAGATTTAAAAATAGTATATTTAGTCTCTTCATCTGCTTTCTGTTTATCAATAAACACATGTACTGCAGGTAAGAGACAACGGCGGTAAACGTCGTCGTCGTTGTTTAAAAAGAAAACTAAATCATCAATTAAATCGTAATCGATGTCATTACCGTCTTCAGTTTGTTTAATAAATTCTTCACTTTTAAAGTGAGCATTTTCAAGTAGGTCTGTAATACGCATTGTTAAATTCCATGTTATTAGTATATTTATACTAATTAAGAATCCTCTCAACAGTTAAATTAACATTACCTAAGTGTATTCTTACAAACAATAAATTACGTTCTCCTGTAACATATAACTGTGTACCAGAATTGTATATTCCTGGAGATTCTAAATTAGATTTAGTTCTTGGTTGTAATCTAATGTTTTTATTACCTTCTGCCCATTCTACAAATTCTGTATTAACTTTAGTAACACTTCCTAAAGTAACACGAAATTCATACGGGACTTCTGGCATATACACCATTCCTGGTTGCAAATCATCTGGTGGTAATCCAATTGAAACAATTAATTCTTCTGGAATCATATCTCGTATTGCTTCTATGTCACTATAATTGTTTGTATAAAAATGCAACCTTGGTTGTTCGTACCGTGTTGCAAAATCCTCCATAGTCATAACATACTCGTAAAGTTGCGGAAGGATTTCAAGCTCTCCACGTAACGGTTGCCGCATAGTCGTAGTACTTTGATTCATTGCAACAGTAAATGCGTTCGTGTAACGACGTTTATCTTTACCTCGAAACACTACGCCGTGATAGAGGCGAAGTACAATATTGTACTTGTACACGCCTCTATAGAATTTCTTAACAGTGTTATACATCGGCATCGTTAACTTCAAACATTTTATCAAATGTAATTGTTTGTACCTTAGGTGTTTTAGGTTTAGCAATGAGTGTAATCTTATCATCAGTTACACTAATAGTTAACCAGCCACCGTTTTTAAGATCACCAAATAACATCATTTTAGCAAGATCGCGTTTGATTTCTTTATCAATTACACGATGTAACGGTCTAGCACCCATCTTAGGATCAAATCCTTTTTCTAGTAACCAGTTAGTTGCAGCCTTGTCAATCTTAATACGAATACCTTTGTCTTTAACTTGTTCACGTACTTCGTCGATGAATTTGTTAATAACCTTAACCATGGAGTCTTTGCTTAGTTTATTAAACGTAATAACCCCGTCTAATCTGTTACGGAACTCAGGTGATAAAAACTTTTTAAGATCTGCATCTGAATAGTCTTTTTCTTGAGTACCAAAGCCGATTTGATTCTTTTCTGCAGTCTGTGCACCGGCGTTTGTAGTTAAAATTAGTACAATATGGCGACAATCGGCTTGTTTACCATTAGACCCTGTAACAAATCCGTTGTCCATCATTTGTAGTAATACTGTTGATACGTCTGGATGTGACTTTTCAATCTCATCAAACAGTAATACAGCGTTAGGATTCTCTTGAATCTGTGTAATCAACAGGCCTGCATTGTCTTCAAAGCCTACATAACCTGGAGGACTACCAATCAACTTGCTAATACTATGTTTTTCTTGGTACTCTGACATGTCAAACCGTATTAATTTAGTGTTTAAGTGTTTAGCTAGAGCTTTAGCAGTCTCGGTTTTACCACAACCAGTAGGCCCCATAAACACAAAACTACCAATTGGCTTGTTTTCGGGCTTCAAACCAGCTTGGGCAACCATAATCTTGTCAACAATTTCAGTTAATGCAGTGTCTTGACCATATACTTCGGCTTCTAACTTCTCTTGTAACGTCACTAACGACGTAGTTTCAGTCTGCATAATCTGTTCAACTGGCATGTTAAGCATTTTAGCCAGTTCAAACTGGATTTCAGCCTCAGCTACTACTCGATCAGTTGCAAGTTTTAGGTTAAACCTCGAACATGCGCAATCAATTAAGTCAATAGCCTTATCTGGTAACTTTTTGTCTGCTTGGTACTTTACAGATAGCTTAATTGCTGCTTGTAATGCATCGTCTTTAATTTTAAGTTTGTGATGCCCTTCGTAATACTTCTTAATACCTTTAAGAATCTGTAAAGTCATCTCTTGTGTAGGCTCATCAACTGTAATTCGTTGGAATCTACGCATTAATGCACGATCTTTCTCAAAGTGTTTACGATATTCATCCCATGTAGTGCTTGCAATAACTTTAATGTTACCTTTACTAAGGGCAGGCTTCATCATATTAGCTAAATCATTAGATGAATTACCCGATGCCCCTGCACCACTAATCATATGTGCTTCATCAATAAACAATACGCATTTACCAAGTTTCTGTAATGACTTAATAACAGCTTTAAATCGTTCTTCAAAGTCGCCTCGGTACTTAGAACCAGCTAACATAGCAGCGATGTCTAGATTGTATACTGTGTAGTCTATTAAAAACTCCGGAACTGAGCCATTTACAATATTAAATGCAAGACCTTCAGCAATTGCAGTCTTACCTACACCAGGATCACCTACCATAATAACATTGTTTTTGCTACGACGCCCTAGTGCTAATGCAATATGTTCAAGTTCGTCAACACGACCAATAACCGGATCAATCTTGTTATTTTTAACTTCATCATTTAAGTTAGTAGTGTATGCTTGTAATGCTTTATTATTAACAGGCGATGATTTAACTGATTCAGCAGTGGGATCGTCGTCATCTAACACATTAACTAAGTATTCATTAAACTTTTCTTTAGTAATATTTACTTGCGATACATAATAGAATGCCCATGACCGTTTTTCACCTAACATTGCTAGGAAAAAATCAACCGGCTGTATCTTTTGACCACCATTAAACAATACTTGCGTAAATGCACGATTTAATGAACGTTCAACTGCTTGTGTTTTTTTAGGTTTAACTACTACTTCTGTAGTAGTTATCTCGTGACACTTAGTTTGAAGATGTTCTAATACTACATTTTTAAGGAAAACAATATCTGCGCCATATCCTTGAATAGTATTAGCAAAATGCTCATCTTCCATAAGCATTGAAAATAACACATGTTCAAGCGTAACATATTCGTGATGCATATTTTTTGCAGCAGTAATTGCTTTGTCAAAGATTGTTTGTAGTGTATCGCTTGGTTCAACCATAGTAGTAGCTCCTTGTAGTTGTAAATAAAGTTATATTATACACTATTTTATAATAATGTCAAGCAAGTTGGCTTTGTATTTGCTGCAATTGTGCTACTAATGCTGGATCTGTTACTAAACACGGAGCAATTTTAATAACCGTAACAAATCTTCCAGTTTGTTTGCTGTGTAGATTTGTAAAACCGGCACCTGCTTTAGCAAACTCTGTGCCTGTTTCGACACCTGGTCTAATTGTTACTTGAATAGTGTTGCCTGTAATAGTCTTAACGTCTTTGATACACCCGATCATTGCTTCAATTGGTGAAATATGCAACGTTGTGTATACATCGTTGCCTTCTCTTCTAAAATTAGGATCAGGAATAACATGAACAGTTACATTAAGGTTTCCTCTTTGTATATTAGGAATAGAATCATCTCCTAACCCGTTATATCTAATAGTATCACCGTGATCAATACCAGCCGGAACGTTTATTGTTACGGTTTGTGGTCGTCCACTTGGCATATTAAATGTTGCATCAACTTGTTTTCCATTGTACGATTCAACCAGCGTTACTTGTACTTGTAGATTTAAATCTCTATTTCGTTGTTGCTGTCTAAATCCATTTCCAAACATATTTGTAAAATGTGCATGTTGGCCAAACATGTCATTCATATCAAAGTGGAAATGTTGTCCTCCGCCGTGGAATCCTCCAAATGGATTGCTATTTTGTTGCATATCGTATTCTTGGCGTTTTTGTGGATCACTTAACGTATCATATGCTACTGATATATCTTTAAATGTTGCCTGGTCTCCACCTTTGTCCGGATGGTGCTTGTTAGCTAATGAACGATATGCTTTTTTAATATCGTCTTGTGATGCGTCTTTGGACACACCTAATTTTGAATAAAAGTCTGTCATGGTTAATTTCTCATAAAAAAGGTCAGTTTGTACAGTAATTATACTATACAATAACTGACCTGTCAAGATTTTGATTATTTGTGTTTTTTAACTACTTTTTTTGGAGTTGGTTTCACAACTGCTTTTTTAGGTGGAACTTTTTTACCTTCAAATTTCTTATGAACTTTGATAGTTTTGCATTGTTTCTTACCTTTTACAGTTTTGCAAACTTCTTTAGTAGTTGGGCCTACATGGCCTTCTTCATGATTAGCATATGCAACTGGTGAAGCTGCTAACATGCCAATAATAATTAATGATAAAAGTTTTTTCATAATGTTTCCTTAAATTGGTTCATCTGATTTTGGAATTGGTTTTGCCATCGGTCTTTTTCTAACAGGTGCAGGAGCTTCTTCAACTACTGGTGCTGGAGCAGGTGCTGGCGGTACATATACCGGTGCAGGTGCTGGTGCATAAACTGGAGCCGGTGCAGGTGCATAAACTGGAGCCGGAGCTGGTGGTTCTTGCGGTGCCGGCATGAAACTACCCATTCCAGGTAAACTTGGTGTGTTAATTTTTTCTTGTGTACGACCGTGAGCTGAAATACCTAATACAACACCCATTGCAATGTGATAAAGACCACCACCTTGTAATGTTAATGGTTGCCACATGTCTAAGTTTTGACCGGGGTTGTAGTATTGTAAAATATTGTATAAAATTGGTCCTAATACGAAGTCAAACAAACATGTAATCATGTAAGTCATTGCCATCATTGGGCGCCAGTATTTTGTCATAAAATCCTCTTTATTTTCTTCCATTTACGTTCCTTGTATTTAAATTGCTTTTGCTGCTGTTGATGCAATTGTGATTGCAGTGTTTATAATTTTGTTTAATTCAGTTTGTGCGCTAAGTGCTGCTGCATCTTCAATAATAATGCCAGTTGTAGAAATGTCTTGTAACAATTCTTCATATTCAGAAGCACTAATAACACCGTTTTGAAAGTCTTCAGTTAATCCTTTAAGTTCTGCTGCTGCATCTGCAAGAGCATGACTTTTAACAGTGTCGTATCCGCTTAAACTATTTAAAATATCTTGTGTACTCATCGTGGTTTACTCCCTATAGTTT